CGCTCACCTGCGCCGCCGTAATCGTCAGCGGATCGCTGCCTGCTGCGGCGTGACTGCTGGCGTGGCTGGTGGGCGTGAACGTGGTCGGCTTGTCCGTGAGTCCATTCCACGAGGTCGTTCCAGCTGGGCCTGTGGCACCTTGTGGACCGGTTGCACCCTGCGGCCCTTGAGCGCCTGTGTCGCCCTGTGGGCCTTGCGGTCCTGTTGCACCGGCCGGGCCTGTCGCCCCGGTGAGGCCAGCGGCTCCTGTTAGTCCGGTGTCGCCTTGTGGGCCTGTGGCACCCGTTGGCCCGGCTGGCCCCTGCGGACCGGTCAGCCCTGTGTCTCCCTTCGCTCCAGTGGCGCCTGCCGGTCCCTGCGCACCAGTTGCGCCCGTGTCGCCTTGCGCACCCTGCGGACCCTGAGCACCTGTCGCGCCCTGCGGGCCGGTCGGCCCTTGCGGTCCCGTGGCGCCCGTCGCGCCTTGCGGACCCTGTGGGCCTGTCTCGCCTGCTGGCCCCTGGGAGCCCGTGTCGCCTTTCGCACCAGTGGCTCCCGTGGCTCCAACTGCACCAGCTGGACCTGTGGCACCTTGCGGGCCGGTGTCGCCTTGCGGTCCAGTGGCACCAACAGCACCCGCTGGCCCCGTGGCTCCCGCTGGGCCTTGTGGTCCAGTGGCGCCTGCCGAACCCGCCGCGCCTGCTGCACCCGCAGGCCCGACGCCGCCGGACGCGCTCGCCGACGTGCTCGAGCTCGTGACGGTTGCCGACACAGACGCACCGGATACGGTGGCTGTGATCGGACTGCTGTTGACGGTTGCGGTGGTCGTCACCCGACTACCTCCACGAGGCCCTGCAACGCCGTACGCCGCACGCTGCCGGGTGCATCCCATTCAAGACGCCAGCCGTACGTGCCGACCGGCAGAGCGGCTGTCTGCTGCTCCGTCATGGCGATGTTCACGATGCCAGCCGCTGCGTTGGTCAGCGTGGTCTGAAACGCCGCAACCGTGCTGCCGGTAACGAGCGACGTGATGACGGCCGACACCGTGTAGCCGGTCATCGTCGTAGGCGAGAAGTCGATGGTCGTGCCAAGCTCGTCGCCACGCCGCAGCGAGAGGCCAAGCTGGCCGGGCAGTTGTGAATATGTCGGCATTACGTGTAGCTCCCCCAGGAGACGCTGTCGAGCAGAGCCTTCACGCCGAAGGGAACCTCGACGGCGGCTACGCTGTCCGCCGCCGTCCTGCGGTCGTACCAGTTTCCGGTCAGCATCAGCATCGCGTGCTTGATGCGTGTGGGCACGGCTTGCCCGTCAACGCCGTAGCCCGCCCACCATGTCACCGTCACCGAGCCGGGATCGTCGAGGTTGCTCGGCCACGTTCCGCCGTAGAGGTTGCGAAGCACGCCAGGCGTGGAGTCGGCGTCGACCCGGTACGCGTTCGCAGGCAGCGTCGCCGCCTGGCCGGTCTGGTTGACGGTGTAACTCAAGACAACGGGCGTCTCGCCCGACGGTGCAATCATCGGCGGTCGCGGCAGCTCGATCTCAAGCGGAAACTGATCCAGCCGCATCTGCCACTGCGTCTTGACGAGCGTGCGGTCGAGGTAGTCTTCCACCCACTCCCGCGAGGCCGACACAAGCGACATGAGGTACGGCCCGTCATCGTCGGAATCGACGCGGCAATGCGCCTTCGCTTCTGCGAGCGAGACCGGCTCGACTACCGGAACGGTGATCCGCTTGAGGCTGCGAAATCTCATTCGGTCCGCTTTTTCTTTTTGGGATTGACGTCTGCCGACTCGACCTCGTTGTCGAGCGATGCCGTTTCCAAGAGTTGGGGCTGAAGGTCACGCGTGGCGTAGTCCCAGGCCAGGAGCCTCACCGCCAGCCCGTTGTCTACCTCCACCGACTCGCCCGCCTTGTATGCCCCGTAGGGCCGCTTCATTTTGATTTTCACGATGGGGTGATACTCCATGCAGTTTCGGGTGCCCTGTTCTCCTTCATCCAATCGCCCGTGTATTGGAAAACCGGCTTTCCGAGATCGCGGCCCGGCCAGGTCACGACGTACTCGCCGTGCCCGATTGACACTCGCGGGGTCACGAAAATCTTGTTGCCAGAATCTCGCCACGTTCGCCAGAAGCCGATGTCAGCGTCCACGCGGCCGTCGCCGTAGCTGCCCTGTGGGTCTGGCCGTTCGTAAAACCACGGCTTCTTCATTCGCTTCAGGGCCGCCGTCGAAATGATCGTGCAGCCGAAATGAGCGGAGTCCACTTGCTGAACAGGCTCAGCAAACCACGACGCTGGCAGCGTGCTGGCACCGCCCTCGGGCGGATTGTCGAGCGTGCCCAGCAGCGTGAGCATCGGCCGCCCGTCTTCTCGTTTCACTTGCAGGGGCGCGAGTGCGTCACACTGAAAAGCCAGGGCCATCGCAAACAGCTGCTCGATGTCCTGCCGGGAGACGAACGTGTCGTAGTCGAGCGTGATGATGTACTCGCACTGGTCGACGAACTGCTCCATCATTCGCGTCAAGACCTGGCTCCAGAACGCACCCTGGCCGAGCGTGGGCCGGATGCCGAGCGGCATGAGGGCCTGTGCCCAGCCGAACAGGTTGGCCAACGGGCCGAACCTCGGGCCAGACAGAATCGCTTCCGCACGAATCTCGACCTCGGTGCCGCCGACCTTGATAAGCACAGGCAACCTCCAAAAGAAAACGGGCGGCTCTCGCGTGAGAGCCGCCCGTTCATGTTCGCAGTGAGGTCAAGCGTCAGCCTGAGACAACTACGCTCGCACCCTTCTCGCTGGCGTTGCTAGGGCCGTTCTCTGCCTTCGACAGACGCACGACCGAGGCCACGCCACCCGACGCCTGGAGCGTCGAGGCGACGTTGAGGTATCGCTTCTTGCCGCGAAGGTCGACGTCGAACCGCACGACCGTCGTGTCGACCGTGTTCGCGGGGGTCGGGATCGTGAAATCCGTCCCGCCCACGAACCCCGAGAGGCTCGCGAACGAACCGTCGGTGTCGCTGGATTCCAGCCGCAGCACTGTGGCGACCGCCGAGGCAGTGCCGCCCGCCGCGACCGGCTCAAACGCCACGTCGATAGAGGCGTGGTTGAAGCCACGGCAGTCGATGGAGTGAGCAATGCTCGCACCGTCAACGACCTTCGCAACGGTCTTGGTATTTTCAACGTGATTCATCGGTCAAGGTTCTCCGAGAGAGGGTGTGGTGGATCAACCGAACTTGAGGGCGACCAGCGGACCGGCCTTCGTGGTGGAGCCGAGGTCGTGCACGACCATCGCGTTGCGGGTCGTGGCGAACGTGAGGGTCTGGTCGAACTCGATGTACCGCTCGGAAGCGGTGCGGATGCTGACCGCTCGCCGCTCGCCGAACGTCGCGGCCTGCGAAAGGTCGCCGAACAGGACGCCCACGTTGCCCGTGCTGGACGAGAGCGAGGAGTGCATCGAGTGCACCAGCCGCACCGGGTATCCGAGGAACCGCTCCCCGAAACCGGCAGCGACGTCGCTGGTGCTGTTTCCGCCGGGGCCAGAGGCACCGCCGGGGAGCATCGCCAGACGCAGCATCGCGGAACCCCACCCGGCGGGGCTGACGTAGAAAGCAGCCTGACGGCGAGCGTAGAGAGGCAACCTGGCGACCATGTCGGTGAAGTTGCCCATCGTCAGCGAGCCGAACGTGGCGTTGCCGGTCGAGGTCACGACCGAAGCCGAGTGCGACGATTCCAGGATCTTCGGGCAGATGCCCGTCACACCGTGGTACGCCGAGGTGCCGTCACCGATGAAGCCCGCGTTGTCGAAGGCTTCAGAAAACGCCTGGGCCACTTCCACGGCCATTGCGTCGGCAAGGTCGATGATGGAATCCTCAAGCAGCGAATTCGGAACCCGGTTCGCCACGCCCCAGATCTTGGCGTTCAGTTCGACGTTGTCGAACGTCACGTCGCTGGCGGTCACTTCCACGTTCTCGCCAACCGGCCGAGCGGCAAGGCCACCGGTTCGGCGGGCGATGACGAGCGTGTCGGAGTTCATGCCGACGCGCCGGGCGTACTGCGGGAAGGCTCCGAACTCTTCGACCAGCCGGATGATTTCGTTGCTCATCTCGTCGGCCACGAGCACGCCGCCGAGCGAGTTGACGCCGCCAGCCTGCACGCGGCTTTCGACGCCGTGGTCCTTGCACCAGCGGCGAGCGTCGGCGTCGCCGAACACGTAGCCCTTGATGTGCATACCGGAGCGGTAGGCAGTCTCGGCATCCTTGAACGCCCGGAGGCTGTTGTGTGCCTTGGGCACGGCGTACTCGCGCTTCTCCACGACGGACTCCTTCACGGCTTCGGGTTCGATAACTGCCTTCACCGGCGCGGCCCGTTCCAGTACGGCCCGCAACTCCAGTTCCTTGGTCTGAACACGCTTCAGGAATTCGATCCGGTCGCGGAGCTTGTCGGCCCGCTGCTCCAGACTGCGAAGCGATGCTTCCTGCTCGTCGGTCATGGACGATGCTTCTTCGCCATCGGGCGTCTCGGTCATCGCCTCCATCTCAGCGACAACGGCGGCGAGTTCGTCGAGCAGTGCTTTGATCTTGTCCACGCTGGAAGCTCCTGTGATCGGGGAATGGCAGCGGCGTGCTGCCGATCTCCCTACGCTAAAAGCCGTGGGCGTGACCCATCCAGATGCGACGCGAGCGTCTTTACTAACTAGGAAAGCGAGCGGCGACGTACTTGCTCGGCTGGCACGACGCTCTTCGCCGTCGCGCCGCAGCACGGGCACCGCAGATACCGCGTCTGGTATTCGCCGCGAGACTGCGAGGACACGACGCCCAGGCGGCCGCGCCGACACCGCTCACAAACGTCGCCGGTTTTAACGCCCATGCTTCTTGAGATACTCGCGGAGTTCGGATGCCTTCACCGTCGCGGCGTATGGCTTGACCGCCTGCGATTGCAGGAACGCGTCGTACGAACGCTTCGCCACCTTGGCGTCGGCGTCTGGATAAGCGGGGAACGTCACTGGGCCGACGTCGATCAACGAGTCGATCTTCGTCACCGTGCGAACCGACCGCCCGTTTTCGACGCTCCATGACTCGCCGCCCTGGGCGATCTGAAACGAGAACGAACTGCCACGCACGATGCCCGCCTCGATGTTTGCCGCGATGTCGCGGCCGTAGGAAGTGTCGGGCACGGGGAACTCGTACCGCAGGCCGATCTCGTCCACGCTCATCGTCAGCGTGCCGGGGTAACGGGCCAGCGGGAAGTTGGCGTCATGGTTCCACAGGGCGCGCGTCTCCAACGGTTTCTTGCGGCCTCGCCGCTCGGAGACAAGCCCGAAGGCGTCCGGGTGAATCCGCTCCGTGAACTCTCCGAGGTCGAGAGAATTCACGCCGAATTTTGCCGCATAGCCGACAATCCACCGGGTCTCGG